TGTTTCATTTTCAAAATACTCCAGCAGGGGTGCTATATTAGTTACCATGGTTTACCTCCTGCTGTTTTAGGGTAATAAGGTATTGCAGGCTCTGATGATAGTCTTTTAATGCCTCCAATAGCACTTTACTAATATGCAACACCCCATCCTGCACGGTAAAGTGCTGCGGGTATTTTTGCTGCCGCTTGCGTAGCTGGTTGCCATGCTGGCTTATGCCTAATAGCTGGCAGGCATCCACGTAGGGGATATAATAAGGGTTATGCATGGGTACCTCCTACTTGTAAAATTTTAAAAATTGAAGCGGCTAATACGCTACCACGGTTAACAGATAGCAAATAGCCCAACCCATCTTCTCTCACAAACCAGCATTCCTGATTTCTTCTGATAACCTTTACCGCTTTTTTTTCTTCTACCAGCTTTCTTATTTTTAACTGATAACCGTTAAGGCTTGCCTTGCCACTTAACCGCCTGATTTGAGATGAGGCATACCAGAGATAACCATCTTTCTCAATTTTCTCTACCTCTTTTAACAGTAGCTCTACCTCATCATAGCTAACAAGAAGTGCTGTTTGTAATCGCCGTAGCTCCTTTTCTGAATTGATGAAGTACTGACGAGCTTGTCGGCCTTTTTCGCTCCGTTGCAGCATGGCTAGTTCCTTTGCCATATCCAAGGTAATACTGTACTCAATGGCCTGCCTGCCGCCAGTACTTTTCGCCAAAATTGGCGAAAAGTCTCTCCCTTCAACAAAGCCAAAATCTTTGATGTAATCCTTAATCCAGTTGGAAAAATCTTTGCCGACCGTCATAAATCGGTGCAGGGTTCTTGCATCAACCCATTGTTCTGAACTGCCCCTATTCTGAATAGGGATAAGTTCGTGTTGTGTGTTTTGCATTTTTGTAAATATAAAAGCCTGTTGCTCCGGGTGCAAAACACACAACACAATTAAGTGAAGTATTAAAAGGATTGACTACCTTTTCCCGGAGCAACAGGCCGATTTTAAAAAATTGATTGAAGTACATGTATTGTGTGTTTTGCACTTCAAATATAGTAATTATTTGAAAAAGTGGACATTTCGTTTTTTAAATGCCCGATTCCTTTAAAACCCTATCTTTTCTTTGGTTATATTCATCTTCGGTTATTAGCCTTTTATCAAAGGCCATTTTCAGCTGAGCCAGTCGGCTGTCTAAGTCTTCCTTTCTGTCAGAAAGCAATGTGCCTTTACAAAAAGGGCATACCTTACTTTGAAATGGATAGGTAAAAATGTAGAAGACACCAAACAATAATAGAAACTTTGCCAGGCTAAAGCGGCGGCGGGGTGTTACATTTCTTTTGCAGTCGTTACAATATTTACTCATAAAAATGGTTTTGATTTAAAAAAAATATTTAATTAGTTGAATGATAGCGTATATAATGGCAGCAATGGCGGCAATGATAAGCCCAGCAATTAACTGGTCTTTATAGTGGTTTCCTTTGTATGCCATTAGTTATTCCAAATTTCGCTTCTTAAATAGGTTTCTACATATTTTATACCTTCGCCGTCTGCTTTTTGCCTTATGTATGTAGGCCAGTAGTTGGCGGCTTTGTCCCTTTCTTTTTGGGGGTACTTATTCCATATTTTCAAAGATAGCTTTTTGCTGCTGCCCTTGTTAATGTATGCTATTTTCCAAAATTCATCAAATAGCCAGCTTTCTTTTAACTGCTTAGTAAGCCTGGCACCTTTGCTTTTTTTTATAATCATTTGCAGCTCTTGCAAAGAGCGGGGTAGTCGGTTAAGTAACCAATCGTATTGCTCAGGGCTAAGTGTGGCGGCTTCGGCATCGTAACTAATGAGCTTGTCAGCTTCATCAAACTTAAAGTAAATGCTGCCAGAGAAATTGCTGCTGGTGAAGAGGTAAGTATTATTCTGCATTGGCAATAGTTTGTATTTTTTTTCTTATTGATTTTTGCCAGTCGGTTTTTATTTTTTCTGCTATACTGATTAGCACATATAGCTCACCAGTGGTGTACTGGTTAAAGCTTTTTTTAACACCTCTTACACCTTGTTTTTCTGCCCAAGCTTTGGCCTCGGCCACCGTTCTATCCATGCTGTAGAATATGGCTATTATTGCTTTACGCATTTTATCGGTTTTGGTTTTATCTGCCGAATGATTAATGGAAGGAGTAAGCTGGTTTAAATTACGGGTAAGCTCTTGCAGCTCCCAATGGTCTAATTGTTTTAAGCTACTGGTTCTGCCGTTAGTAAAATTGCTGATTACCTCTTCTTTGGTAAAAGGGTTGCCTTTTTTTACTGAATTGCTATATACGGCAAAGAAGGATGCGTATTTATTTTTCATCGTAGTAATTTTTACCGGTGAACAGTACTTTTCTCCCATGCGCAATAAATTTCATTTGCAGGCTGGCAAACCGGTTCACTTTTGTTTCTGGTTTACTATCAAAAAATTGTTCCTTTATGATGTACTCAGGGCCATCTAATACAAATCGAATAATATCGCCTTCCTTTAGCTCTTCTATTGAATGCTCAACAGGGTCTACCGTTAATCTCTTTGGCTGCTTAGCAGCAAATTCATTGCCGCATGTATGCGGTATGTATGGCCTAGTTCTTACTCCGTACTTTTCATTGTTGCAATCGGCGCAGTAGTTTATCCTATTCATGGTTTTATATTAAATTTTTCTTTATACTTTTTTGCGGTAATGCGGTTTCCCAATCTATGGCGATAAATAAAATAGTCGATAGCCGGACATGGATATTGAACTGAAAGCCCCTGAAAGATGTAAGCAAAACACCAATCTTCGGTTGCTGTATCGTTTAGTTTTTTTGTTACGGTTAGCTGGCCTGTAGCATGTTGTATATATAAGCGTCCCCGTTGCTTTTTTATGGGGTACATTTTACCATGTACATCTACCATGTATTGCCGTGTATAATGTATTGATAGATGCTCTATTTGCATGGTTTAATGTTATTTATGTATCGTTTCGGCAATTATACCGTTATATGCCATTAGGCAAGCTGTCTATTAATTCAAGGGACAGACGACCATACCATATTTCTTTATCACCCCAATCAACAAGAGCTTGTGAGCCGTTTGAATTAATACGCTTTATTACGCCAGTTAGATAAACAGTCTTTGATTGACATTTACCTTCAATCCATTCAAGACCGTTATGCTTCATCCAAACTTTTGTACCGACTTTAATATTATGCCATTGGTTCTTTGTCATAACTTTCTTGTATTTTTTTGATTAAAATGTCATGCTGATTTATACTGTCTTTTATCCATTGACCAGATGCAAGTTGTTTTTCTCCATCACATAAGGCACTATGCAACTTTCCGACCTCGTACATTAACAGGTTGACAAGTATTTTTCTTTCGTTATTTGACAGTTTAATTAACGGCATATAACATTGTGTTTTGCGTCATTGCCCGGACAATTTGTTTATAATTTGAAGGCTCTGCGTGGGCAACGAACGCAAAGCCCTACCGTTATGCGGCATGGCTATTAGACATTCAAAACGGGTCTCCCTATTTCATTGCTTCTTCAAAATCTATTTCATCGAGTTGGCGTTTTATTTCCATTTTTTCCTGTGCCAACATATCCCATTTTCTTGACTTCTTAGCATACCGTTGCGTTTGCCAACCATCTGTTATAGGGCTGCAACCACGAACTTTTTCAAGTTGTTTTTCAATTTTATCTAACTTCTTTTTTAGATAAATTTCCTTTTCTGCGTTTGTCATATTGATTTGTTTTACTGTTATAAACTTTATTTTCTACCACTTCACGCCAGCATTTTATCTTATCATCATCACTCATCATAATTGAACCGATTCCACACAAGTCGTAAAAATCAACTTTTAAAATTTCTTCGTTTGACATTTTCTTTTCATTTACCCGCCACGACCGCATAACATTGGTATTTATGCAAGTGTGGCAGGACGTTATAAATTAGGCGGTAGAATATCACGGCATCAGCCGTTTTTCAATCATCAGGTGTGCCGCCAATTCCACACCTGACATAAATACCCCGGCGTTATAGCCAATAGCTACGATACCGCTTCGTATTGAACTTTCAGACCTAAATACATGGCAATAGTGTGTTCTATAATCGCCCCCTTGCTATCCGTCCAGTTTGAAAGCATGTAAATAATATCACATTCGCAAAGGGCTTTAACGTCCTCTTTCATATAACTGTGCCAACTCTTATCGTGTTTGTGATTTAGTGTCATTGGGTTTACTGTTTCAAATCCCTTTGCTTGTAGTTCTTTTTCAGCTTTTGCAAATAATTCGGGGGCTTCGTTTTCAATCCCTGATATTTTTCCGCTGATGTAAATTTTTGTTGCCATGTATTTTCGTTTTAAAATTAAGTTTCTACTCATTAACCGCTACTGGCTATAACAGCACATTGGCGGCAGTTTGTCCAACCGCACAATTCCAACGCTTCACAAACCGATCGCCAATCTGCAAAACGTTGCCAGCAATACTACCAGTTCGCTATTCGTAGCTTGCTGACATGACTACGGTAGCGTTTTTCTTGTTTGTCAAAATATTCCTTATCAATCTCTGCTGCCACAAATTCATAATTAAGTTTTTCACAGGATATACGATTGCTGCCGCCGCCTAAATGCGTATCAATTACTTTCATTCCCTCAAATCCAAACCTCAAATAAATGGCATCATAAAGCATTACAGGCTTGTGGCAAGGGTGTATTCGCTTTTCGTTTAGCTTCTTATTTCCCTGCTGCGTCATTGGCTCTTTAAGGCTTTTCGCTTGGCACATTCCAGCCCAAAGCAATGGCAGTTCCCATGTGTCTGTAATTAAGCTACAGTAAGCCGTTTCGTATCGTTTAAAAGAAACTCCATCAGGCACACCCTTATCCCATTTTATTCTGCCAGTTCCAACGCCTTCCCAATTAACATAGTCAATGCCAAAAATTATTTGATGTTTTGAAACCCTGCGTAATTCATCAAAGTAAGATTGCGGCGGCGGCTCTTTATCCCATTCTTTAAAACTGTATTTTTCTTTGCCCCTGTTTGGATTTAGCCGTGTGCCGTTCTTTTGCTTTACACTTGTGTTTACCTCTTTCAAATATGCCATCTTACCAACTCCAATTCCATAAGGAATATCACATACCGCTAAATCAAAATAGCCATCGGAATATTTTGACATCACAGACGAATAGTGTTCATTGTAAACCGTACTGCTGGCAACATGGGGTTTTGTGCCATTCCCTGCGGACGGAATACTAATCGGCTGCATAAAATGTTCTGTACTTTTTTTCATAATTCAACTTCAGAATAAAACGGCACAAAGCCCTGTTCGTTACTATCCTTTACGCTGCCACTCATAAACAAACCAAGCAACGACAACCAACCAAATGGCTGCAAAGGCTATAACTATCCATTCTATTTTTTCCATAATTTTTTTTAAAAAAAAAATACCCCGGCTAATCGCTATGCAGCGAGGCCGAGGTATTACCCATTATACTAAACAGCGATTTCCTCTTTTTTAGGCTCTACAAAAAATGTTTCATCTTGATCTACAAAAATTCCTACGTCTTTAAATTTTTTATTGGTATCTGGCTCTTCCCTGTCAGATAACAACCTGTCTTTAGCTGGCTCTTCTATTGTTCTAACATAGCCTGGTAGATGAACTTTTAACAGCCCTAACACACTGGCCCAAGTAAAACCCTTTAGTGTTTTTAATTTGGGAGTTCCGGTTCTAAAGCCTAGCACACCGTGTTGAAAATCGAGGCTTTTCTTTTTGCCAAACTCCTCTCTATTGTTTTCGGCGTAAGCCTGTAGTTTTTCAAAGGCTTCGTCTTTTTGTTCTTGAAACTCGTTTAAGTCGTTTGCATACTTTTCTCTAATTTTTGTAATCTGCACATCCATTTTAGCTGTAATTTCTTTTTGTTGTGCATCTGCTCTGGCAAAATCGGCAAAGGCGGTTTCTGCATCATCTCTTGTAAGGTTTGTTTGTAGTGTCTTTTTTACTCTTGTTGACATTTTTTTTAGATTTTATATTTAAAAATTGTGGTTTACTTTTTCGGGGTGTGGCCGATGGATACCTTTTTTCTCTTTTCCATCTTTGCACATTGCACATGTACAGGTAATATTTGTATAGTAGCCATACACAAATGGCTATGCCTATTATTTCTTTCATCGGTTATACGTATTTAATATGCCAATTTGCAACTGCAACATTCTGTTTTCAAAATCGCCCAATTGATGTACCTGTGGCAGTACATATTGCGTTAATAAAGTTTCGATAGCTATTGACTGAACCGGAGTAAATGTGCAGTTATAGTGTTTTCGATAATCTACCAGCTTTGCTTTTATATGCTGGGCGGCTTCTGCTAATGCTGCCAAAAAAATCCTCTCTTTGGGCTCTTCTACTAATATGTTTGACAACATATATTCAACCAGCCTAACTACTCCATGGCAATGCTCATTAGATAGTACTGTTTTATACTTTTTCCAGTTCATTGAGTTTTTCGTTTTTTATCATAAAGAAGTCGAACTGCTTTTGTGGCTCTAAAAGGTGCAGCATCCTCTGCTTTTCATTTACATAGCTGGCCATGCTGTTAACCTCTTTGTATGACAAAATCATTTCATCATCTTCAATACTTAGCACCAGCCACCAATCCCAAAACCCTAATTTTTTATTTTGTAAAAGGAGTACTTGTAAGTGGCCTATGGCTATGTTTTTTTCAATGAATTTGCAACCTGTTTCAAATAATACATCTGCCCAATCGGCATAAGAGAGGTTGCATTTTTTCATAAGTTGGGCTACTATTTCCATTTTATAAATGGCGGCTTTTTGTGTAGAGGTGTTGATTTTAAATTGTTGATTCATTTTGTAAATTTTTTAAGTTGACATCGGATAAGTATGCTTGTGCTTTATCTAGCAAGGAGGTAAACAAGTCATCATTGGTTGAAATACGACTATCGGCAGTACGCAAGGCATGAATGATGGTGGCATGGTTTCTATTGGCCATAAAAGCCGCTATTCTTGTTTTGGGAACTTTCATATTTAGATTGATGAGATAAATGGCCAGCATCCTTGCCTCTGAAACCATTACATTGCCCCTTCTTTTATTCACTATTTTATCATACGGTACATTAGCCGCATGTGCCGCAATGGTGGTAATAGTTTTCATTGCGCCATCGCCTTCTAAATTTTTTGTAACAAATAGGCGTATGTGCGGCGAAAATCTTTTTTGCAACTCTTTTTCAAATCCATCTACCCACTCCTGTAGTGTTCCGTACATTGGTTTAGTTTATAAGTTTACCAATTCATCACTTCTTTTTACTATCCATAGCTCCATATTGCTGTCGCTTAACGATGCCCTTAATGGGTGCTTGAGCCTTGGCCTTTTAATTTGCATTTGCTCTTGCGATAGCCTTTCGTTAAAGGCATCAAATGCCAAATCGTAATCATTATACATAATGCCCTCTTCGAGAAATATGCCGGGGCTGTCATCATTTTTTGGTAGCTGTACTACCATGTAGCTTTCTGTCATTGGTTTTTAATTTTGATTGTTATTAATACTGCTGCCCCAATAGAGGGCTGCTTTTTGTTCGTCAATACTTATAATACCACCGGGACACCTGCCACTAATTTGCGTAGCCAGCCCTTGTACATACATTATAATTTTGGCCAACTTTTTTGCTTCTTTTGCCAGGGCTTTGTATGGCTCGCCTTTTTCCTCATGCGCTAGGAATATGAATAGCTTGTCTGGATAATCTCTTGTGAGCTTCATAAGGTCGGCAGGCTTAATTTCATTACTGTACACCGTTGTGTTATCAATGATGATGACCCTTGGGCATTTTTTAGCAGCCAGTTTAACCTTTAAATCATCCATTGGCAGGTATTCTGAAAACTTCAACGCCTTATTGGCTACATCTATACCGGCTCTTTTACAGGCTGCCACAAAATCTAACCCGGTGCCTTCTTCTGCGCTTATGTAAAGAACTTTTGTTTGCTTACTTAGGTAGTCTGATAGCTTTAAGGCCCACCAGGTTTTTCCATTTTTCTCCATGCCCCAGATTATCCATATTCCGTTTGTTTCCGGGCAACCCATCGCTTTTTGGTATAACCCATCGAATTGGAATTGCTTAAATTTTTTGTCATATATATTTCTTACGGATAATGTTCTTGCCATTGGATTAGTTATTCTCGGCTATCGTTTTAATTATTGTCATTACGGCTTGCATTTGCTGCTGCATCTTTTTTCCTTTTGCAAGCTGATTAATCCACTCTAAGTATTGTTGCACACCTGGTATTCCATCTTTTTTAAACCTATTTTTAAGCCTCCTGTAATGATTAGCACTTGTTATTACAGGATAAGTCCACAAGTATGTTTTTTCAGCAACAATTGGTTTCCCGTCAATTTCTGTAACAGTTTCCCATTCCAATATCTCACTACCTTTTAGCAAGTGTTTTTCGCTACTATGAATAGTTACTATCGGAAGCATTGTAGAAAGCTTTTTTAAAAGCTCTTGGATATTATTTGTCAGTGGGTGCATTGACTATAGTGGTTGAAATAACGGGTTAAAAAAAAATGATGCTTGTTTCGTAATCTGTTTGCTTGTTGAAAGACTGCGAATAGGTGTTAAATAACTCCAAAAGGCCATCGTACCCTGCAAACGGCTGTGCTTGGGTATGGTCTTTTAAATTAGTAACCACTATCATTTCTGGTGATTGCTGCCACAACACATTTACATGGTTGTTTTGTAAAATCATTGTTTTTTGCATCGGTTATTTATTTAGGATGAGTACAGATTCAATACGGCGAAGCCCTGAATACTCGCCAGTATCTTCGTTTTTAACCAGCGCCTTTGCCACAATGCTATTCAGCTGGTTTTTATCTTTTAAATTGGCTTTAACCACATCGGTTACCAGTTTTTTGTAGAACTGTAATTTTTCCCGATTATCGGTTGGAGTGATCACTGTATAATTGGCACCATATCTATTGAACATTTCGTAAAACCCGACTTTACGGTTTCGCTTGCCTCTTTCAATCCACTCACGAAGTGCATCGGCACCTATCATATACCACCCACAGGCAGACTCTGTACCGTTCCAATATTCTTTGCAGATTAAAAAGGTTTCATACTTCATATCTCCTGCCTCATCCAGTATTACCACTGGCTCGGGAAGTATACGTAGCATGTATTTTGTTTTTGCTTTTAGCTCGGCTATTTTGCCATTTGGATTTACACCTACCGCTTTTGCCAATGTGCGGATAAATTCAATTTTGCCTGAGCACTGGCTCATGTCTATATAAAAGCAGTTCTTTAATGACTTGGATAAATGTTTGGCGGCAGTAGTTTTACCTATATCAGAGTTATCAACGCAAATCCGGCTTTTAGCATTCTGTTTACAGAATAGTATCTCTTCCTCAATCATTTGGTACACTTCTGTTTTAACGATGTTCCATCGAGGGCGATTGACTTCAACGTTTAACTCATAACCAAGGTCTACCCACTTGTTATCTCTTAATAGTCCATCAAAATTTTTAGTGGATTTTAACCGGCTGTACACTGAGTAGTTGATACCAAACGATTGGGAGAACTGTTCATCAGTTCCATCAAAGTTTTTTCGCTGCTCCAAAAGAGCTTCTACGATTTGCGTTTTTTGATTGTTGCTTAACTGTATCATTGGTTTGTTTTTGGGTTTTGATTTTAAAACCTGTCTTTTAAGCTTCGGCTTACAGGCAGTAATTCGTTTTCATGCTCTTCTATTTCATGTGAAATGACTGCTGAATCTGTAGCATCCGCTTCGTATCTATTTACTTCATTAATGACAAAGCCACGGTTCAATGTTTTGGGAGTATTATCGATTACCAAAAGGTTTCCAAGTTGCGAGGCTTTCATTTTTGCGTAAGCTTCAATAGTGGCTACATAGGCACTCATTATTTCGTAATTGCGTTTATCTCTTTCTGTTCTTTCAATACTGGCCCTGTTATATGTTGGTTTAATAATGGCTTCGCAAATAGGCTGGTCTGTTTTGTGAAGGAAAATGAGTGCTTTTATAACTTCGCCACGGTTGCCATCGAGCCAGTAAATGTCTATTTTGTTTCCGGCCACTTTTTTCATCATTGATATTAGCCTATCTCCTAACAACACTTCGCCATCTAATCCTAATAAGTATTCTTCGTTATTAAAATCGATAATACCGTTTAGCTTGCAGGTAGTTTCTGTTTTAAACCCAAGCGAAGGAAGTATAGCCAGCCAATTGGTTGGTTTTAATTGTGGGTGCTGCATTTCTACAAACACCTCCCATCTAGTTTTATTGGTATGAATACTATGAGGACTGTTATTCCAGTCTTCAATATCTTTCAATGAGTTTTGAACGATTTCATTGTATGGAACTATTGTAGCTGGTGCATTAGAAGCCTGGTTGGCCTCGCTACGGGCATGGGGACGAGCCAACCAACCCTCCCTTTGTTTTTCAGAACCATAACGCAGGTTACCAAAGTACCGTTCAATTCTCTTACCTCTTGCATTATTAGCCTCAATCCTTACTTCATTAAACATAGCACCAGGGCGCAGAAAGCTATTAATGAATGAAGCGTTAAGGTTCATCTCCGCTTCTAACTCTGCGGGAAGGTTCATACCCCAGCTAACATAGTTTCTTATAAGCTGCCTGTAGAACTCTGTAATGATGCCTTCTTTGCTTTTGCCATGCACCCAGCAGGTGAAAGCTTCGCTACCTAAGTCTATGGCATTATAAAACCATACACGGTTATTCTGGCTATCGTATTTAAAAGGTGGTTGCCTATCATCTACAGATATAATGCTGCCGGCATACTGAGGTTTGTCTAATGAATGGTACGGTTTAAAGATATTCATCAGTCTTTGGCGGTCTCCGCTACGCTTACGATAAGTTGCCACTTTATCTTCCCACTTATTTAGGTAACTGGTAATGGTACTATCCGATAGCGGCTTAAAATCTTTGGGGTTATAAATTTCTCCAGTATCAGTATTGGCTACTTCAACATAACCGGCGAGAAAGCTGTCGTACTGTCTGGCTATTTCTATTTTTGTTGGTTTGTGCGCCTGTGAGGTAAAAAGGTCGTTGAGGAAGTGTAGGAGTTCGTCAGTAACTAGCTTTCTGTTTTCGTTTCTAACTTTACCGCTTATTAGAAATTCGTAATTAAATGCGGTTGTAAATTCTTTGAAAGTTTCTTTAAATCTTTTTTCAGAGGCAGGAAGTGAATGCTGTGCGCCGCCGTGATTTGTTTTAAGTGATTTGTTGAAGTTTAGTACATCATTCCAAATTGATGTAAGCACCCCTTTACAACTACCCCCTTTTGTTTTTCTTTCGTTTTCTCTTGACTCTTTTAAAAGGTGTGCCGCTTTTAAAACAGATGCGTTGATAATATACTCTTCAATTAGTTTTAAAGACAGCCCTGAATTATCAGTAAACCTGTATGAATTATAGAAGTGAACTGCTGCAATGTCTGTTTTATAGTAAAAGTCTAAAGGGTTACTAACCTTTCTTGGATCGCCGATAGCATCTTGCATATATTTTGGCAGGGTATCAAAAGCAATTAGCATTTGCCTTCCGTTTCCACCCTTTCTTACTTTTTTAATACCGTAGTCGTTTTTTTCGTTTCTACGTATTTCATTTTTTAGCGTTGAAAGTGTAGCGTAATGGTTTGGAATTAACTCCTCTCCTGTTACTACTATTGCGTTATTCCAAATGTGTGGCATTAGGCAAGGATTTTTTTGAGTTCGGAATATTTTTTGGCAAAAGATTTTCTTATCTGGTCAGATACGCCGTAGTCGTAGGTAGGATTATTAATTACCATTCGAACATTTTGAACCGTACAACTAAATTCTGCGGCTACTAATTTTATGGCTTCTGCTCGTTTGTTATCTCTTCCTTTAGTCTTACTTTTATTCATTCTCTTTTTGCTTTCGTAATTAAAAAGCAATATTAGCAACTATTTTGACTAAATGTAATTTTATGGCAACTATTTTTTCCAACATCAAAGACAGGGTTCTTCAAATTCCTGAAAATAAGGGCATTACAAAGGAATATTTTTTTGATAAAATAGGAGTTACTTATGGAAATTTTAAAGGTAAGGCTAAAGAAAAGGCCCTTAGCTCGGACACATTAGCAACTATTGTTACTATGTACCCTGATATAAACCCTAACTGGCTTTTAACAGGTCAAGGAGAGATGTTTATAAAAATTAATACCAATCAGAGCCTATTACTGGAGGATCCTGCATCTGAATATGTAAAAAGTCCAATAAAAAGCCGTTTTAAGAAGCTGCCTAATAGGGGAGAATTGATAAAATTTTATGATGTTGACTTTGCAGCCGGTGATGTAGAGTTTTATAACGACAACAATACTATTACACCAGCCTATACTATGGATATACCTGAGTTTAGTGGCTGTACTGCTTTTAGAACTTATAATAATAGCATGGAGAAGCTAATTTATAGCGGAGATATACTTTTTGCCACCGAAGAGCATGATTGGAGAGAAAGCTTGGAGTACGGGCAGATTTATGGAATTGTATGTAATAACAATAGGAAGTATTTGAAATACATAAGAAGGGCTGAAGGAAAAGAGGACTCTCATTTTTTATTAAAATCTGAGAACGCAGCCGAGTATGATGAATTTACCCTGGCTAAGAATAAAGTAAAATCAATTTGGCTCATACATGGTTGGTTAAAGAAAAGAGTTTAACGATTTGGCCTGTAAAAAATAGGCTTTTTGTATACAAATACCCTTTAATTAATGAAAATCAATTTATTACGATGTTTTATTTAAAAAAATAATGTCCTTATAGGGTATCTAATATTGTAAATAGTGTATATTTTATATGTTTTTATGCCCTTATGTGTATTTAATTAGCAATAAAAATCATCAGTTTTGCGACCCCAACTGCGACCCCAACTGCGACCCCAACTATAAAATAAGCCTTTTTTATACTATATTTTTCAGGCTTATTTTAAGCCAATTTTAGCCCTTTAAAGTGGCGTAGTCAATGTTGTTGTTTAAACTATATTATTTAAGCCATTTCATTGGGGATAATGCTCAATAATTGTAAAGTAGTAAGGTTCAGTATTGCATTAATGATGGTTATTTTAGTTAACTAAGTCACTAATAAAAGTAAAATCAGGCTTTATTGTATTTTTTGGACATTTCGTTTTTTATAAACATATTTTATGTTTTATTATATCTCATTGAATTTTAATTAATTCCGGGCCTTTTTTTCTTTTAACATACTAGACATCTTGAATTACTGCCCATACACAGGGTAATTTATTTTTTTTGTAAGTTTTTGCTAGCATCGCTGCTTGAAGTGTAGCATAATGCAAGTATGATTCAAAGTCGCCGGTATAAAAACTATATAAAGCATGGGCAGCT